TATATTTTCTACAACTCTATCCGCTTCTAATCGTTGATTTGGTGATAAACTAATTTCAGATACGTTAAATGCATTACTACCTGTTAAGAGAACTGAACCACTATTATTTGCAATAGTTGCCAATCTAATTTGGGAATCAGAAACAGTTTCTAATGTAGATATATAACTTTCTACCAATTGTATTTTATACCAAAAGTTTTTCACTCTTTCTTCTGCAGAACCAAAGTGTGTAAAATTTTTGAATTCGATTTGGGAACCACTTACATATTCAATAGAAAGTTTTTCAGTATCTATACCTAATTTTTGAGTATATTCATTTACTAAACTCGTTGAAGATTGAGAACCACTTTGTATTAAATCATTATAGACTTCAAACCCAATACCGTTATCTACTTCAATAGAAAAGTTAGCACCTTTTAAGGGAGTACAATAACTATCTTCATCCTCTACAATTGTAATTGTTTCTATGATGGGTTCGGATTGTAATTTTGAAACCCAAACTTTATCATTCGTCTGAACTGATGTAGGTAGTGGTTCATATAATTTAAAAACCAAAGAACCTTCATCCCCCTCATCTACCCCTATCCAATTTGTAATTACCTTATTATCACCATCCCCTAAATGTAGTAAATGAGTTAAGTATTTAGATACCTGAAATATATCATCATTTCTATCTAACTGGTCAATGAATCCTTCAGCCAATCTGTTTATTGCAACAGAACGTGGTATTTCTAAATCCCCACTATTGAATTTTACAATAAAGGTTTCAGATTTACCACTAACAGGTTCTCTACCAATATCGTTTACTGGTATAAATTCAAATGGAATTTTTAACTCAAATTGTTCTTGGTCAAAAACACCAAACTCTCTTTGTAAATAATTTCGTAAATCTCCTTCAAAGTATTCATCTATAATTTGTTGCACATTGAATGAAGTAGTTGTTTTTCCGATTCCAATAGGGTTTATACGGATTTCCTTTTCGTAATTTCCGTTTACAATACACCGAACATACGTTGTATTTATAGTTGTAAACGATATATCAAAATCTACATCATATCCTAAAAAATCACCCCCTTTGATTTCCGATGGAAATTCTATGTTACGAATATCGGGTTGTTCTACATAAATTTCATCTACTACATTTACAGATATTTCTTTAATACTGTTTAGAAGTTGTTGTGATTTATTTACTACTTTATTTTCTACATTTAACGAACCTTCACTTACCAAAACTCTCCGTTCACCTATTTCATTTATTACAGGTGGTGGAATTGGTTCATATTCAACATCAATGAATGGAGAACGTGGTTGGTTTAACGGATTATCAGTATCTTCTGGTATTGATATATCAATTCCATTAGCAAGATTAAGATTACTAATCGCACTACTTAATATACCGTCTATGTCAAAATCAAATGCCATTATTCGTTAAATCTATCGTTATCTGTTACCCTACCATCTGTAGTAGAACCTATTTGAGTTCTTGGAGTAAAAACAGGTTCTGTTTCATCATCTTCAATAGGTGAATCTATATTTTCTATAGATTGTCTAAAATCGTTTATTTCTTGTATAGAGTAAGGTATAATTTTTACATTATATTTTCCTATTTCAGTAAAAAATGATTTTGGTATAACTATTTCTCTTATTGGATTATCTGTGGTTGAAACAGATTCTACATTTATTTCCAATGATTGGTTGCCAACAAAAACAGTAACTGTCTTTGTATCACTATTTTTTCTTATTTGTAAAACAATATCTTCATCACTATTTATGTTATACTGCAAATTCTGTTGTGTAGATGGTATAATTATTTCTGGATTTGATACTGTTGTATAAATTAGTTTTTCTGTATATAAGTTTAGTGTAACGTTTTCTTCTAAATAAATAGAAGTATTTATACTTTGTTGTGGTGGTGATTCGATTGTTTCAGTTTCACCACTTTGATATACTATATCAATTTTATATAATCTGTAGTTTGATGTATCTATTGATTTAATTGAAAATTGTGTTCCAACTTCATCATCAATAAAAAGAGATTGTTCTATTGTAAATTGTTGATTATCTATTTCTCTAATTACAGATACGGAATTTGCATCACCACTTAAAAAAAATCGTATTCGTTTGGTTTCTTCTTCACCATCTGTTGGTTGTTCGGTTAGTGTAAAATCAATTTGATTATCAAAATCAATTTCTTGCAATTCATTATCCACATAATAATCAACTTTCAATAGTAAAGATTCTAAACCTATAAAATCACCATCAATGATATTTAGTTGATAATCTTCAATAGGAGAACCATCAAGGGTTTCTAAATAAAATTCATATCGTTCATTTGATACATATCCATTTTTTTCTACCCTAATTATTTTTCTTTCAACTTGAGTAAATAATTCAGTCTTTTTTATATTATATATAGTAGGTGTAGTGGAACTTATTATAGTATCATTTACATAAATATTTGCATTAGATATATTAGATATAATACTAACAGGTATATCATTGATGGTTGGTGGGGTTGGAGTTGTATTATCGGTTGGCGGTGGAGTATCATTATCAATACCACCATTCCCGGTATTTGAACCCCCATCACCCAAATCTATATCAGAATCAGCTGCACCTGCTCCCCTTTGATTTTGTTCGTTAAAATCTACATCCTCAACTTCTTCTAAATAATTTACTGTATCTAATGCCATCTTATATTACATTTGTTTCAAACATTGTATCACTCTCACTACTTTGTATGATTGTTTCTACTTCATCAATACTCGTATCTAATTCATTATCTATTTCCGTATTTGTAATTACGCGATTTGGTAAATAATAATCTATAATTTCTACCAACTTTCGTTTTATTATATCCTTAATCGTATTTACCGATAATTCCAATGTTGGTTCTGTGTCTCTTTTTCTTCCATAATTTTCATCTGTAATGGTTGAATATCTATTATCAAAATGATACGAAACAGATTCTACTAACTTATTGTAAATTGTTGTAGAAAATGTATCTATGTTTATATTAAATTCATTTTGTAATTTATTATAAAATTTTTCTGTATATGTATCTTTGATAAACTGTTGAATTAGTTGTGGATTAATTCTACCAATATAATCGTTTACAAAAGGTAATGTATCATCCCTAAATGTCCCATCTGTTCTGAATATTTGGAATCTTGTCAATAAATCCGTATTGGAAGATGCCGAATTTATTTGTGGTAATACTTTTATTTCAGTTCGTGATGGTGATATTTCTTTTATCCATAATTTGGATTTTGTAGAATCATCAAAATATCCTAATCTTCTATTGATAAGAGTGAATTGAACTTTGAAAATTCCATCGTTATACCCACTTTCTTTTAAAATACGGTCTACATCTATAAAGTATTGAGATGGTAATAATCCCTTTTCTAAAACTACCCCCTCTTCCACCAAAAAATAATTACGGATTGTTTCGGTATTTATTCTTATATACTTTACCAACTCTTCATTTCCTAACTCATCTATTTTAAGTGGAAGTTGATTATCATTGATATCATAGGCAATAAATTCAATGTAATCGTTATCTGAAAATCCGAAAAAAGATTGCAATCTACCTTCTTCAAAAATATCTCTATCTTTGGATAAAATTCTATATCCTTTATTATCAATTATTTCTTTGAATGTTTTTATCGCCATCTACTACCTCTTTGTTTTTGTAATACTAACCCGATTTCTAACACACTTTTATCTGATTTGATTCTTAATATATTTTCATATTGTTTATCACCCCCAAAACCAAATGAATTTTTTGGCCGTTTATCACTAGCCCAACCAGTATTTACATAGTTATCAAAATCGATTTTAATCGTTCCACCTGCAGGTATAGTTTGGTTGGGTGGTTCAAAAACTAAATTTGGGTCATCCCTTAATTCAAATCTAATACTTACCGGTGAATCTGTAAAATTTGTAAACTCTACTTCTGGCCCATTTATCCACTTTCTACCCCTATCGTTTGCAGGATTTCTATACACCAAAGATTCAGCCAAACTACTGTCCTCAACACCCAAAACTCGAACTGAAAAATCAGTTGCAACTTGTGCTCCAATATCTATTTGTGCCTGTCTACCATATAATTGTTCCCTTAGTGAATCTATTTCTTGTGAAAGTGATTCATTTCTTGCAGTAAGAGAAACTCGTTGAACTGCTTCTTGTATTGAATTTTGTATTGCGTTTTGTAGTTTTAGAGTTTGTTCTGAAAAACTATCTTGTATTGATTGTAGTTGATTTTCGGTTGTAGCGTTTGTGATTCGTAACCTATCATTTTCTTCTCTTAAACTTTGAGTTGTAATTTGTAATGAAGATATATTAGCGTTTAACTCACCAACCTCATTTGATAGGGTTTCAACTTGTTGAGTTAAGTCATCTATTTCAATAAGAGCTTCATCATAGATTGTTCGTAAAACTGTGTCTGGTAAATCGGGTGTTTGGACAGGTAATAATTCATCTATTTCTATATCAACCGATTTTATGATTTCATCTTCATTGTATTTTGGAATATCCAAAAATCCAGTTACTAAACCAGATTTATCATCTCCCCTTCTAACTACAATCAAACCATAATCATTTTTTGGAGTAAGTGCCCCTCTACCCCTTTGTTTGATATCAGATAATAATTCCTCATTTTGTAATCCTTTCTTTTCCATCCTTATTCAACTACTCTAAATGTATAATCACCGTCAAAGTATTCAGATATTCCATCTCTATCAACTTTTATTTCTATTTTGTAAACTCGTTCTACTTCCCAATTATGTAAATCTAACTGAAAATAATTTCCATTAGAATCACAACTTACTTTGCTGTAATCACTAAATGGAATGATAATATCATCACTATGATAATCTCTTATCTGGTAGTAAGTAGTTTCTGGTAAATAATTTGATGAATTGTATTCAAACGTTGATGAAAATGTTTTTTGTGGATACAACTCTCTACCCACTACTCTTAGTTTTGGTTTTGTATTTACTTTCAAATATTTCTTAAAATTTGAAAATCCAACCTTTATATCCTCTGCAGTTAGTTGGATTAGGGAACCTGTGCTAAAACTACTATCGTCCCAACCGATTCTTAATTTTGGTTGATGAATCGTATTTGTTTCTTTTCCAAATAATTTGATAATACCATAATCATTCGTATCTTCTTCAACGCCAAATGAATGTTTTAATATAAATCCATTGTTTTGGATTGAACCACTTACCCATCGTTGAACAATAGATTTTACATCCATTGCGATATCGGTAGTCTCATATTCAAAATCTTGTGATGCAGAAACGTTATTCCACCATACACCACCTAACCCTTCATAGGAACCAGTTGTATCGGTTGCAAACTGATTTTCTACCAACCATTCTAAACTACTATCTCCTTCTCTATAATTCCAGGTTACACCCGCAGTTTCAATATTATCAAATCTTGTACCTTTACCCATTTCCCAACTTTGTGATACGGGATATGCGTAAATTGTATAATCCAAGGGAACTTCTTCTGTATCCGCCTCCCGTAATACCAATGTAACGTTATCTAACTGAATTTCACCATCCGAAATTGATTGGGATAGGGGAGTTGTATTAAATTGTATAAGTGTTCTGGCAATATCTTTTATATTTCCATAGTAAACTTTACTTATTTCCAAAATCTCATCTAATCCTGTATTTTGGTTTGGTTGTTGTAAGTAAACAGTTGCATCTTTGGATGCGGTTATAAAATGATACATAGTTATCGTGCCCTTCCTTTTATATCAGCATCTGGAAATTTTATTTCAAAGACTGATGGGTCTAATGATGGATATATAATTTTTCCTTTTGTTGCTGCATCAATATTGTATGTGTTTGGTGAATAGTTACCACTACATTTATTTGTAACCTGTAGCATAGGAACTGAATTTACTCCTTCTACATTTGCTATCAATAATTCTAATTCACTTAAATTTATAGTTTGATTGAATCCCCACTTATCTATGTTAAAATAATCTTTCAACTCATTTATACATTCTAACAAAACTTCCCGTTTATTGTAATTTTTTTGTGTAATAATTTCAAAATCAATTCCTATATTGATAATGAATCCATCTAATATATTTATACCATCGGTGAGAATTCTGTATTCATTTAGATACGTTTTCAAATTTTCTTTCACTGCCCTATTCAAAGGTGCCAATTTTTTTGATGAATTATATCCCAATACATATAAGTTTATTGCAAACGGATTATTCTTTTCATTTTCATTGGTTGTTTTTCCAATTAGAAAATTTTGTAATCGTGATTGTATTTCACCCCGTGTTGGTTCTTCATTATCACTTTCATTTACAAAACTTTGAACCAAATCTGTAAATTCGTTTAAGGCAGTTGGTGAAGCCAGAATAGAACTAGGTGAGTTATTATCCAACGTGCCATCCGATACTGCATAAACTTTGGATACACTACCATATTTGGTTGGCATGGAAAGTGAACGAATTTGATAATCCCTTGCGGTTACTGCCCTATTTTGTGAACCAAAGTTTGCCAAAGCGTTCTCTCTAATTTCATCTACACTTTCTCTACCCCTACCACCTGTTGATGGGATTTCATTATCTACTGCTACTGAATTTTTGGTTGAGTTGTAAACACCCAATTGAGTTGGAGTAAACAATTCAGTATCATCATCATACTCAATATTTGTTATTCTGGTTATTTCATTTTTTCCAACGTTACTTTCTACACCACCACCTACTAAATACTTTACGGTTATCGTTGTATTTGAAGGTGATGTTCCGTATGATTTAGTTTTTAAGAAATTCGTGGGGTCAAATGATTCACCTAACCTACTTATAGAATTTGGTAAACCCAACCCTACATTTTTTAAGTTTGGAATCAATACCTCATCTTGTGAAGATAAATCACCAGCTCCAAATTGGAGTGTGGTGGTAAAATCTCCGTTAACCCTTCTTACAAATCTTTTTGCAGTTTTTATAGTTTCTAATATATAAGGAACTGTTGATTTGAATTGATACAAATCAGGATCATTTGTTTCAGTATTTGGATAATCCGTAAACACCATTTCTTGTGCAAGATAAGGAACTTCATACCATTTGTTTCCGTTTGAATCCCTTACATCCAATATATCAATGATATTTGTATCTGCTAAGTTTATAGTCTGAAATTCTTCATAATCACCAAACGTAAATTCTTTGGTTACGATTTCAGCAGAAATTGCTTGAACTAATTTCTTAACCAGATAAAATGTTACTTCACCTGTATTCGTATCCCTCTCATAAACTGAAATTTCTCTATCCACTTCATCGTTAAAATCAACTACATCTTGTGTTACAAATGAAACTCCGTTATTTGATTCTACTACCATACCTTCCCTAATTCTTAATAAATAAGTTTCATCATAGGTATTGGTTTCACCAACTCCGGTAGCAGGAACTAATTGATATACAGAAAGTGTAGTTACAGATGGTGAAGTTACTTTGGGTTTGTATCCCAAATATTGTGAAAGGGCCATCACATTTTCTATATCATCTGCATAAAGTAGTAAACTTTCTTTTAACGTATCATCTATATAATAGGAAAGAGAATCTCCTATAAAAGATGCCATTTCAATAAACATCATACCCGGAGAAGATTCGTTAAAATCTGAATAGGTTTGTGGAAAATAGGTTTTTGCAAACTCTATTAAGTTTGTCCTAAATGATTGAAAATCTCTGTTTAGATATTTTATATCTTTACCAGATGTTTGAAAATCTTTATTTAATTTTGTTATTGCCATATTTATTATACCCCAAATGTTACCGTTTCCAATTGAACATTATCACCTATTCTAAAATCTATTGATACGTTTACTCTATTATTATCTTTTAAAGAATCGGTTTGCTCGATTTCAATAGATTCAACACTAACATACGGCAACCATTTCTGCAATGTAGTTTCAATCGTTGTCTGTATTTGAGTGGATACATCTTCATTATTAAATTCAAATAAAATTTCACGCAACCCACTACCAAATTCAGGTTGCATGATACGTTCTCCCCTTTGTGTTAAAAGTAAATTTCTAATATTTGTTTTTACTTGTTCGGTGGTAGTAAATGTTTGTGCAAACGCAGTATTTGTTATACTCAATGGAAGAGATAATCCGATTGCGTAACTTTCAAATTCCGTTGTATCTTTCACATTTTTTCTACCCAATGTTACTGCCATAATCCCTTACCTTTTAAATCGTTTAACTAATTCTGAATTATCCCTATTCAAAACCCTGTCTAATCCTGCCAATCCGGTACTTACTCCTAATCCACCTTGTGATGGTTTTGGGATTAAACCCATTTCTGCTTCCATTTGAGCTCTCATAGAACTTATAGGTGCTTTTGGATTTAATCTATGTTCCATAGTAGGCCATTCATCGTATTCACCACCCCTTCCACTTGCTTCAGTAATAGGTTTAATCATATCTAATACTGAATTTGAATTCGTTCCATTCCGTTGTTCTGCGGTAAACGGTTTTGTTTCACTTAATATCTCATTCAATATTTCATTTTTTGTGTAGGGTTGAGTTGGAGTTGATTTTGAGTGAGATGGTTTTGGATTTTTGGCTACCCTTTCACTCAACTCAACTCTCTTCAATTCTCGTTTTACCATTTTAGGAAGCTGTCTTTTTACTTCTTCCTTTACTAAAATTTGTATCGCTTGTGTTAATTTATCTATATTCATTGTTTGAATAAATTTAGTTCTTTACTATAAGTATTTAATTTATAGTTTTTTAATCAAACAACGTAACCACTCTAAGGTA